CTAAGGGAGTACTAAGGGAGTACTAACAGTTTTGACATAATATACAGAATATGCGCAGTCAGCTTGCGCAAGTTCTTGAATATCAAGTGGTTTCGTCCGACCCGTCGCAGGCATCATGCCGATGGCCAGCACCAAGCCCCCTATCACCGTAGTGACCGGGGACAGTCTGTCCCACACGACACCCCAGGCCTTTTTAGCATCGGCTGTTTCCGCCCCTTCGGTGCGCACTAGCACCGCCAAGGCTGGGTCAGCCTGCGCCACTTTGATGAGCGCCATCAGGTGATCGTCTTTGATTTTGCCGCCGTGCCTCCACATGCTCACGGCCGCTTTCGTTACACCCAGCTTCTTCGCCAGCCCCGTTGCATTCGGCGGATTGCACACTTTGACAGCCATGTCAATCAATTTATTTTGGGTGTTCACGTCAAATTTCTCTTGACCGATAGTTAAGTCCCACTATACAAAGTCCACAGTCAAATTGCGTTTGACTCGCGCACCCCCGGCTCCCCTCCGGGGTCCGCGTCAAGGGGCAGGGGAGGGGGTAGTGGGGTGCATCCGAATTTCGTCTTGCAGCTGCTCGCGCTGATCTCTATCGCGCCTGCCTGCCTGTTACTCGGCCAGGGAATCACCGGCCTAATTTTGTGGCGGCTTGATCGCAAGCACGACGCGATGGTTGCTCAGATCGAGCAAGCCGCATTGGTCGCAATCGCATATCGCGAGGTGCGCCGTGGCTGATTCGCCATCTGTCGCTTGGATGATTTCCGCAGCCCGAGTGCAGGGCGGTCCACGCATCTACGTGTTGACCATCGTCGTCAACGGCAATGCTGTCGAACAGAGCTATTTCGCATCACGCACCGATGCTGCTGATGCGCGCGATGCTGCCATGGAGTTCTATCGTGGCTGACCTTATTTTCAAGTGCGATCGTTGTGGCTACTTCGATCGTGCGGTCTTTGCGCATTGCACCGAAGAAGGTGTCTTGTGTGATGACTGCTTTGATGTGCTGTTCGATTCGCTTTCAGAGGATGAGAGCGATGTCTGACGGCACATGCTCATTCTGCGGCGATCCCACCACGTATTTTTTCCCTGGTGGCTTGTGCGTCGCCTGCACTTCCAAAAACGCACGCATCCGCATGCAGGAACAGCCCGCGCAATCGCGTGAGTTGTCCGCGTTCGATGCATCTATTGGCGTCATGCAGGCTGCTACGCGCCGCACCGAATTGGCCGCAAAGAAGATCCACAGCAACAAGCGTGTGGTGGGCACCAGCGTTGCTGAGTTCGACGCTGCCCATCCGATCGCGTTGACCGCTGAGGGCCAGCGCGCAGCGCTGGCCCTTGGGCTTGTCCATTACAAAACAACGCATACGAAGACCGCCAAGGGCACGGTCACCATCGAAATTGACCCGCTCCAAGCGCGGGCGCAACGGCTGCGCAAGTCCGTGATTACCGGAGCACGTCTGCATGACCAAGAAGCCAAAAAGGGCTCCTTCCGTGGCGCGTGGTATTTCCTCACGCTCACCTACGCTGATGGACGCGACAGCAGCCCTTGTGACATTAGGGAACTACTTACACGGATGCGCGGCCACTTCAATCGCGCTAAATCTCGGCGAGGACGTTGGGACCGTGAAAGCTTTCGTTACGTATGGGTCGGAGAGCTCACCAAACGATTCCGTCCGCACTACCACGTGATGCTGTGGGTTCCCACCGGCATGTACTTCGGCAAGGTCGATCAGCGTGGATGGTGGCCCCATGGCAGCAGCCAAATCGAGAAGGCCCGCAACTGCGTCGGCTATCTCGCCAAGTACGCAAGCAAGTTCACCGCCATTACAGCTGCTGCTTTTCCCAAGGGATTTCGCACACACGGCTGCGGTGGACTCAACACCGAATCCAAGCGCGAATTGCGTTGGTGGAAGGCCCCCAAGGACGCGCGCGAAGCTCTCGGCGGGGAGGCGGATATCCGCAAAGCAAAAGGCGGTTGGTTCGACAAGCTTACCGGGGAGTTCTGGCCGTCCCCGTGGAAAGTGACATTCCTCTTTGGCCGGACATTTGCCTGGAAGGTAGTCCCACTATGAAAGTTCAAGTCATGAGTTCCGCTGTTGCTGTGCGTTCGTTCCCGGCCCGTGAGGGTAAGCCGGCCACGCATTTCCGCGAGCAGACCGCTGCCGTGTTGCGCGAGGGCGATTTCCCCCTTCCGTTCACCATCGGCCTAGATGAGGATCAGGCCCCCTATGGCGAGGGCTTCTACGTCATCGATCCGAAGTCGTTGCAGAACAACAAATTTGGCGGATTGGAGTTCGGTCGCCGCATTCGCCTTGTGCCCGATCTGACCGCGAAGGCTTCCGCTCCGGCAACGCGAGTCGCCTAAGTCATGTCCACACCTGAGCCTCTCTACGTCGTTGGCTGTGCTGCCGCAAACATGCAGCAAGACGGCACGTGTTTGGCTCCAGTATGGATGCCGTACCACCAGCCAGTTCTTCCGCCCCTGGATCTGGCCGATGGAACCATTGTCGCTTTTGCCATCATTTCGATGTGGGCGATAGGGGTTAAAGCGCGTCTCGTATTCCGCGCGGCGCGTGTAGGGGTCTACTGAAATGGAGAGAGTTATGAAGAACGTTGTCAATGCAGCCCGTCGTTTCGCTTCGTCCACCGCCGGCAAGGTCACTGCCGGTGCATCCAGCCTTGTTGCATCGGGTGCAGCCTTCGCAAGTGGCTCTGGTTCGCCTGGTGCTGCCATCGCCGGCGAGTTGTCCGGTGGCAAGACGGATATGGGCTTGGTCATCGCCGCCTGTGCCATCCTCATCGGTGTCGCCATCGTGTGGGCTTACATCAAGCGCGTGAAGTAAGCGCCTGGTCGTGTTGTATCGCCAGGGGCGCGCGGAAACGTTCGCCCCTTTTTTATAGGTGAAAGGGGGAGTTATGGGCTACTTCGTACTGATTGGATTTCTGGGCTGTGCCTGGCTCGCGTTTGAGGGCATGTGATGGCGTGGCTCGTGCGCGTGTTCGCTTCGGCCATCGTGCGCAGGTTTGCATACGCACTGGTCGTTATCATCTTCGCTTGGGCTGGTTTTGGTCGCGCTGAGGCCAAAGAGTTTCCCACGCAGGGCGCTGCTTACGCTGCGTGTATTGCTGATACAAAGGCCTATGTATCTGCTCGTAATGATCCCAACAGCGATAGCAACCCCCGTTGCATCATTCCTGTTCCGGGCGCAAAGCAATACAACGGCATCTTCGACAACAAGTCTTGTCCTTCGTGTGAGTCCACCGTAGCAAACGCTGGTGTCTACCACAGCTGGGTAGATGGGTGTGATGCGATGGGTTCAGCGGTTACGCAGTTTTTGCCGCCAACTGGATCTACCCAATGTTGGAACGGTTGTGAGGTCAAATATCGTCAGAATGGTGACGATGAAACCAGTACCCGTTCACCTACCGGGGCCATCTGTGGCGATGACTACAAAGGCAAGTGTCCTGCCGGTTCCTTTTGGAATGGCTACATGGGTGTGTGTCAGCCTATCGATCCACCATGCCCCGCTGGTCAGGTCAAACAGGACGGCGTGTGTAAGCCTGAGAATAAGTGTCCGCAGGGTATGGTCGCTGTCTCACCGTCAACGCCCGGTGCGGTCGCCTCTGGTGCGCTTTACTGCGCACCCGAAAAGGATGAATGTCCGCCTGGAACCATCATGAGTCCATCCGGCAAGTGTCTGCCCGGTGAGGGTCAGTGTGCTGCCGGCGAGGCGCCCGGCAAGGATGGAACCTGTAAGAAGGATGCGGATGGCGATGGTGAAGGTGATGAGGACGGCGAGGGCGACGGCGAGGGTGGTGAAGGCAAGAAGGATGAGGCATCCGGCGGCGAAAGCTGTGACACCCCGCCTACTTGTAGCGGTAACGCAATCCAGTGCATACAGGTGAAAATTCAGTGGCGCATTGATTGCAACACGCGTCGAGCACAGAACATCAGCGGCGGCAGTTGTGATGCTGTGCCGGTATGCACTGGTAAGGCTTGCGATGCGATGGAATACGCGCAGTTGATGCAGCAGTGGCGCTCAACGTGTGCACTCGAAAAGCTCGCCAAGGGTTCCAACGCAAGCGGTAATTCAACTGACAAGAATGGCAACGGTGTTGCCGATGCCCTTGAGGGAAGTGGCAATGTAACCGATCCGGGTGATGGAAAATCCGATGTTGATGGCGTAAAGCGCTTTGGTCTTGGCGTCTCAACATCCAAGCTCGATACGGAAAATATCTTTGGCAATTCTTCGTGCCCGCAGCCTCCTAGCTTCACCATCAGAGGCACCACGATCAATGGCGCTGATTTCCCATATTTCTGTCAGGCGGCTGCGATCTTGCGCGCCCTGATTCTGATGTATGGCGCATATCTGGCAATCCGAATTTTAATGGGCTGGGGGTTCTGACATGGGCATGGTGTGGGAGTGGATCACTAAAGGTGTTCTTTTTTTGCTGGGTAAGCTGAAGGACGTTGCTGCCGGCATCGTGGGGAAGATTTTGGGCACTTTCGGGCTCACCTTGGTGTCATTTGAGGCTGTTCTGCCAAGGTTGAAAGACTTCATCACAACCAACATCGCAGGGTTGGATGGTCCTGCAGGGCAGATGCTCGGCTATCTGGGTATCGGCACTGCGATGTCCATGGTTCTCTCCGCGCTTACCGTGCGCATGACGTGGAAGGTGTTCCTTGTACCCAAAAGCGTGGCTGACAGCCTCGGAGCAAACCAATGATCTATTGGTTCACTGGGCAGCCTGGTCATGGCAAGACGCTGCATGCAATTGAAAAATTGCTCGAATACAAAGACCAGGGTCGCATGGTCTTTGCATGCAACATCCGTGAATTCGACTACGAAAAAACAGGCGTGCTTGAGATGACGCCCGAGCAATTTCGCGATTGGCCTAACTTCATGCCTGATGGCGCGGTCGCGCTGGTTGATGAGGCTTATGAGCACGGCATGTTGCCAAAGCGTCCACCTGGCTCCAAGGTGCCGCATCATGTCGAACAGCTCGCCAAGCATCGCCATCGCGGTCTTGATTTCATCTTTGTGAGTCAGTCTCCCGATAAGCAATGCGATCAGTTCGTGCATGATCTGATCGAGCGCCATGTGCATGTGCGTCGTCGCTTCGGCACGAAGTTCGTTCACTTGCGTGAGTTCGATCGTTTTGAGTCAAGGCCGGAAAAAGCGAACGCTCTCATCGTCAGGCGCAAGAAGTTGCCCACGCGTCCCATGGGCACCTACAAGTCCACCGAGCTAGATACCACTGAGCGAAAGATTCCGTGGTACTACATTGCGCTGCCGATCTTCTTGGTGGCGGCTGTTGTGATGATGTATGTCGCGTTCGGCAGGATGGGAAACAGGCTAGCAGGCGAGGCGGTAACGCCAGACACAAACGCCGCGCAGGCCCAAGCTGTGCCGCGCGACGGAGCGTCAGCGACGGCGCGCGGCACTGCGCCAGCCGCGAAGGCGATGACTTCTGCCGAATACGCCAAGCGGTTCTTGCCGCGTATCCCGTCCGAGCCGTGGAGCGCCCCCGCATACGATGACAAACTGTCTCTTCCAAGTGAACCGCCGCGCTTGTTCTGCATGTCGTCGCTCACTGGGAGCAATGCGCATGGTGAGCGTATGGGACCGACCTGCACGTGTCTGACAGAGCAGGGCACGCAATACGTGCTTGATCAGCAGACGTGCCGTTACATTGCACGTCGTGGCCAATACGAGCCATATCGTGCCCGTCGAGATGACAGGTTTGTTGATGGTGCAACGCAGATTGACCGTGGCCTAGAGAGCATTGCCGAGCGAGGTCAAGGCGGTGCAACCATTGAGCGTGGTAACCGCCATCAGGGCACGTTCCCCGAGTCTCCCGGCTACACCACATCGACTAGCGTGCCGGCGACAGGCATTCAGCTATGACCAGCAGCGGTCGCGAATTACTCAAGTGGATCGCTGTCATCTGCATGACTTGCGATCACGTGGCCACCATCGTTTATGGTGGCCACGTCCCTATGCTTTCCCAGTTCGGCCGCATCGCATTTCCGCTGTTTGCCATGGTCATGGCCTATAACTTGGCGCAGGAACGTGTGGACTATGCCAAGTCCGCTCGTCGCCTGTTGATTTGGGGTCTGCTTGCCCAGCCGGTGCATGCGTGGGCCTTCGGTACCTGGTGGCCACTCAACGTGTTGCTGACTTTCTGCCTGGCCACGTGCCTGGTGTGGGCGGCAGATCGCCGCCGGTGGCCTCTGGTGGCTGTCCTTGCCGTGGTGGCTCCCATCCTTGTTGATTACCAGTGGGTCGGCGTCTGGCTCGTCTGGGCGGTCTGGTCGTGGTTCAAGGATCGTGGCCGCCTGGTCAACATCTTTGCCTGGTACGAGCCACACAGCACGCTCGTGCACCTGCGGTTCCCGTTGTGGATTTCTCTGGCCATCGGTCTGCTTTGTCTCTATAACGGCAACGCCTGGGCACTCGTGGCAATCCCGCTCGTTGAGATTGGCCACCGCAACTGGACGCTGCCACGCACGCGCTGGGCCTTCTACGGCTATTACGTGGGCCACCTGGCAGTCCTGGCCATGTTCGTTCACGCGTGACTGGGGTGTAGGGGCAGGGCCCCTACGGATAACGCCTTACTCGCGGCCTTTACGCCGACGCGCCTTCGGCAATGATGATCCCGCGCATTCCGCCGCAAAGCCGGTAGCCACCACCTGCGAACCCGGCTTTTGATCAATCTTTTTTCTGAACCTATCCCTAATGAAAATGACGTTCGCCGGACGTTTCGGTCTGCTTTTTAATCGGCCTTCCTCCATCATCTTCGTCCACTCTCGTGCTATATCGCACGTCAGTGATAGGTAGCTCAGCTGCCACGGTTCCATGGCTCGCCCCTCTGGTGTGATGAGGTATCCGTTCTGAAACGAAAAACCGGCCCAGGGGCCGGTCAGTTTGCGATCACGCATTTGCCAATCTCCATTCGGCTGTCCATCTTCGCCGCGGCCGCGTGAGCGCCGCAGCAAGCGAAGCCAAGAAGCGAAATAGCGACCTGACATAATATACATTATGCGAAATTGGCTGTATTGACGCTCCTGTGCGCCCTGGCGGCCTATCACTGCTGGTCCCTGCACAGGAAGCGGACCGGACAATGACGCTAGACACCTACGAACGCGTAGACCTAACCGGCCCTTGGGCCGGTTTTGGTTTTCAGGGGCATCGGTTTTTCACTCCCGAAGGCCGAGATATCGACCCGGTGGGAATGCGGTACTGGTCGCTCACATGCAACATCGCCCGCGAGTGGGCGCTGATGATGGCCGAGGAACGCGAGCGCGTGTGGCATGCGAGGCCGGCCCAGGTGATCTACCTACGAGACGTGCTCCGGCGCAGGCGTGAAATGCGGTTATCAGTGGTGGATGACGCCAGGTCCGCCGATCGATCGACGGTGGTGCGTAGGACGCGTGGGCCTCGAACTCCACGGCGCGGGTGAGGCGTTATCCGTAGGGGCTGTGCCCCTACACCCCACTGGGTTATTTGCAAGCGTCTTGAACTGCGTTGTCCCAATAGCTGGAAAGCGCGAAAGAGCGATGCACGCCGGCAGCTTCATAGGCTGCACGACGCCCATCTTTGGCAACCTCACAGGCATAGCGATCCTTGGAGGAACTGGCAGACACATAGGTCCCAGAACCAGAACGGACAGGAGAAGCGTTCCGGGCGCGAAGCTGCGCAGCGGTACGGGCAAGCCTTTGCCTCAACGCCGGGTTATCCGGGTCAGGCTGCGCATCCCATTGCCTTGCGGTAACGCCTGGACACGGAGCCGACTGGTAAACGACTTGCGCACCACTCACGCACTTGAAAACCTGCTGGGCGCTGGCCGGAACGGACGCCACGAAGAGCACAACAAGAACCGCACGAATATGCATACGCCCTCCCCTTGAGAGCGGGATTCTACCTACATCTGCAAGGTAGTGGCCGGCGTCGTGGTGTTCGTGGTGTAGGCCTTGTTGTCCGGGAACGTGCCCTGCGTGCGCGGCCCGTACTCAATGACACCGCCTCGCACCCGGTCGCGGTCAGCGCCGCCGCCGTCACTCCCTACGGTCGCAACGCCAGCAGCGCCACCGCTCCCATCGGGGGCCATGTTGTAGAGCCGTGCGTCCTTCTCACGAATGGGCGCGGTCCAGGGCCACGCGGTCGCCACCATGATGTGCTTGCCAGCTGACAAGCGCACGCCGTACGTAACGACGCTGACGCTATAGCCCAGGGCGCGCAGCTGCGTGAGGTCCAATTCCTCAATGACGTTGTTGCTCTCGTCGATCCACTGGACCCACGCCCGATCCTGATCGCCTACCCGCGCACGCGCCGACAGTCGTATACGGCCCTTGCTGGCAAGCTCGGCGACATAGCGCTGTTCCTGCGTGAGATCGGCGAGCGGATCGGGCGGCGGCGGCTGGATCGGCACGCTTGGCGCGCCATTTGCCAAGCCCGCACCCACATGCGTGGGCTTGTTGGCCTGGCTGGCCGAGGCCACCGGCTTGTTCGGATCGGAACGATCCTTGGTGAAGTAGTGGACGAAGAAGTAGATGCCGATACCACCGACGACGATGAAGATGGCAGCACGCACCGCCATCGCTGCCCAAACGTTTTTGCCGCCCTCTTCGTAGACCTCAGTGTTTTCAGCACCAGGCGCATAACCGTCATACAACGGAAAAATGGCCGGGTCGTACTTGAGCGTCTGCCCGCCCACCTTCTCGAACTTCCCCGGCGAGGTGGTGTGGAAATAGGTCACTCGATATCGGCCCTTCATGCCGATGGCGGTGAGCTTCTGGAAGGTGTTTTTCTTCTCGATGCGTGCCTTCACCGCCGAGTGAAGACGGTTAATCCATTGCGTCATGATGACGGCATCGCCGCCGTTCTGGCCGAGCAGCGCCCAAAAATTCTCCACCGACGGAGGCAGCGGCTTGCGCTCGTTAACGTAGAACTCGTGCACCTCATCAATAACAACCAACGCATCCTTGAACTCGTCCGGAATGCACCACTTGCCCGACGCATCCTGCGTGCACGCAAAAAGCTTGGTCACGTCCTTCGTATCGACCAAGACAAGCAGGCTTTGCACATCGCTTTCGGCAATGCCCAGGTGCTTGGCAATGCGATCAAACCGCAAGCCGTTGAGACGTGCAAAAACGCGCCGGCCCTTCTTGAGCGCGGGGAGGATGTGATTCTTTACCGCGTCGTAGCTCTTGCCGGCACGCGGTACACCTTCGTTGAAAACTAGCATGTCACCAAATCCCGACCGTCAGCACGCGACGCAACAAATAGAACACCATCGCCGCGCCGATCATCACCAGCGCAGGGCCGATCTTGAACACATCCGCAAACCACAGGATGGTGCTGCCGGCGTTGCCGAGCATGCCGCCGATGCTCTGGCCCTTCATGAAGTCCGGCATGGGCAGCAACGTCAACACGTAGAGGATGGCCGCCAGCGACTGTTCCAGCCACATCACGAACAGGTCGCCCACGAAATCGACAATCGCCTGCCATACAAGTTTGACGGCACGCCAAAGCCATGCGGTCAAATCGTTGAACCAACCTGCTTGCATATCGTCGTCCTCAGGTCACAGCAATACGGAGCGCAGCGTAAGCAGCAATCGCCAGGATCACCCAGCCCGCCGCGCGCAGAAACGCCAGGAAATCGCCGCCACAATGAAAATTAATCGTCATGGCGTTCCACCACTTCGACGCGCCCAACGAGAACACCGGGCACGATCCACCAGACGGAACAGTCATGAAATCCGTGATGCCGGCAACCATGGGTGTGCCGCGCACCTGCGTATTGAATTTGCTCAGCACAGACTCAACGGTCTTGCCGCTTTTCTTGTAAAGCTCTGACATGGGAGCGCCCTCGCCCCCTTCACCCTGCCCAGGCGTCGTGCCGTCACCATCGCCAGGAGTATCACCGTCGCCGTCGCCGTCGCCGTCGCCATCACCATCGCCGTCACCACCGCCATCACTGCCACCGTCTCCACCACCATCACTGCCGCCGTCACCACCGCCATCGCTTCCACCGTCTCCACCACCGTCACTGCCACCATCTCCACCACCATCGCTGCCGCCGTCGCCATCACCATCACCTCCTTCACCACCATCATCGATAGGAGGGGCTGCATCATCGGTCGTGCAAGTAGCCCCGCTAGGCGTATAGCTATAGCCCTTCGGGTTGCCTGGATCGACCGCATACGTGTAGTAGCAACCATCGTTGCAAACGTCTGATGGTGTGGGTGCAGTCGGATTGGTCCAACCGCTTTGGGCAGGTCGCTTTGCGCACGTCGATGCCTCGGGAAATTGCGCGCTACCGGTGCCGATATCCAACTCATACCCGATACCGCAGGTGTCGCCTGGATAGGTCATTCGCTGAGTAAAGCCAGGACCACTCGCAACTGCCCTCACAGCCTTCATACGGCACTTTGCAAGGTCAGCGGGCACCGGAAATGATGAGACTTTAGCGAACGCCTCGCCCTGATCCGCACAACTCCAATCACCGTTATGCGATGACGTAGGAGCTTCAAGTTGTACGCATGCGGCACTAGCACGCGATGAGCAGCACAGCGCAACCAGACACAAAACGAAGACGCAAAAGTACCTCACACATCCAGCCCCTTGACGCCTGCCCACCCACACAGCGCGCCCATGAATCCACAGAACAACAGAACGATCATGGCCCTACCCCTGAAAGAGAGAGGGCGACACCGAAGCGCCGCCCTGCCCTCACCGCCATTAGCCGAAGAAGCTTGCGACCTTCTTGGCACCCCACTTGGTGAAGCCCACCAAGGCAATGATTGCAGCCGCTGCGATCATCGCGGTTGCAGCCTCAGCACCGCTCACGCCAGTCAGAATGTCACCCATGTTTACTCTCCTCGTTGATTGATTTACCGGTCGTTGAACATGCCTGCGACGCTGCCGGCGAGGCGTCCCAGGACGAACCACACGATCACCAGGCCGCAGCAGCCGGTGGACCACGCTACGGCGTCCTCCTTGCTGGGCATTGCGAACGCTTCTTGCACCAGCGCATACACGCTGTATTCGCTACCACTCACCAGCACGTAGCCGCTGCACTCGCCAACGGATTGGCCGGTGGGCACCAACGTGCCATCTGCTTGCAGGGCTACGCACACGGACATGGCTTAGGCGACCCGCGCCGCAGGCTGCACGGCTTTGGCGGTGGCATCCGGGATGAGCCGGATGCGACGGCCAAACTCAAGACCACCGTATTTGTTGTTCTGCATCGACTTGGGATCGATCACGTAAAAGCCTTCGCCGTACGGCGCTTGATCTTCGTCAAGACTGATGGTGAACGGCAGCGGGAAATCGCCGTCACGCAACACGGCGGCGGTCTGCTCGCGAAAGTGCGTGGCCGGCTTACCATCGCGAGCCGGAAACGAACGGATGGCGACAGCGGAACTCATGATCTGAACTTTCATAGTGGGACTACCTTCCAGGCGAATGTCCGGCCGAAGATGAATGTGACTTTCCACGGAGACGGCCAGAACTCTCCGGTAAGCCTGTCGAACCAACCGCCCTTTGCTTTGCGGATATCCGCTTCCCCGCCGAGAGCTTCACGCGCGTCTTTCGGGGCCTTCCACCAGCGCAACTCGCGCTTGGATTCGGTATCGAGTCCACCAATGCCATGTGTGCGGAAGCCTTTGGGAAAAGCTCCAGCTGTAAGGGCAGTGAACTTGCTCGCGTATTTCGCGAGATAGCCGACGCAGTTGCGGGCTTTTTCAATTTGCGTTGTGCCATGAGGCCACCAGCCGCGTTGATCGACTTTGCCGAAATACATGCCCGTCGGAACCCACAGCATTACGTGGTAGTGCGGGCGGAATCGCTGGGTGAGCTCTCCGACCCATACGTAACGAAAGCTTTCACGGTTCCACCGTGCGCGCCCAGATTTAAGGCGATTGAAGTGGCCGCGCATGCGTTTAAATAGTTCGCTAACGTCACGAGGGCTGCTGTCGCTTCCATCACGGTAGGTGAGCGTGAGGAAATACCACGCACCCCGGAAGGAGCCTTTTTTCGCTTCCTGGTCATGCAGACGTGCTCCGGTAATCACGGACTTGCGCAGCCGTTGCGCCCGCGCTTGTAGCGGGTCGATTTCGATGGTCACGGTGCCGGTCGTAGAGGCCCGCGTGTCACTTGTTTTGTAATGGACAAGCCCAAGGGCCAGCGCTGCGCGCTGGCCCTCAGCGGTCAATGCGACCGGATGGGCAGCGTCGAACTCACGCACGCTTGTACCGACCACCCGCTTGTTCTTTTGGATCTTCTCTGCGGCAATTTCCGTGCGGCGCGTAGCGGCCTGCATGACGCCCACAGACGCATCGAACGCGGACAACTCACGCGATTGCGTGGGCTCTTCCTGCATGCGGATGCGTGCGCTTTTCGAGGTGCATGCAACACACAACCCGCCTGGGAAAAAATAGGCAGTGGTGTCGCCGCAAAATGAGCATGTGCCGTCAGTCACCAGCGA